TGCGACAACATTTCTTTTTGCATCAGGACGAAAGAAAGTTTTCCAACTTTCAGTGTAAATTGTCCACATTGCATCCTCAATTGTTTGTCTCAACATCTCGGGACACATCTTTAAGATGGTGTACTGGCCGTAAGCAACTTTCTCCTTAAACAAATTGAAGAGAGTTTTCGATTTCCTTATGTCATCTTGACATAACTTTGGAAAGCTTACGATTATTTCCTCAGATTGAAACAAGTACAAATACTGATCAAAAATAGGAGGGACCTTAGAAAAACTAAAATCGAACCTTTTATGAAGTTCTTTGTACAACTCTAAACCTTTGATATGTCGGGGTACTTCTCCGGCTTTCATACACTTCAGATAACTACTTAATCTCTGGAACTTTACAGATGAAAATGTAAAGTCACCCATAATATCAAGTAGGTCAGAAGTTTTTGTCACCACAGGATCAGCAAATACATCGTCATATAACTTAGACGATCTAAAGGCATGATCATAAGTACGCCTAACTAGAACTTTGTCATTGTCACTGTGATCTCTCGAATAAACAAAGAGAGGTGCAACGACTTTGGCAGTATGTTCAAGTGAACACTCGCCTTTAACTGAACCCAAACCAACAGGTTTTGGTAAAGCTCTTACCATCCAAGCAAAGTACTCGTTTGGAATGGATAAATCAAGGGCTCTAGGCAACATTGAGAAAACACTGAGTTTATTATCCTGAGTTATTGGTCTCCATTTCTGCGTGTCAATGATTTCATCAGTAGTTATCAAACTACCTGCAAATTCAGCGAATCTTTTGCTGTTAATGCATTTATCATGACTAACAGGAATTTGAAGACAACCCAACAATTCCATATAAGCGGCATATACATCATCATCACTAATTATGATGTCATCGCCAAGAACACGGAATGTATCAGATACGTTAAATCGTAACTCAATCGACCTTACAATTGCTCCATGAAGGATAGCAAAAGAAGGAAAGGATGGGTATAACCCAAGCGGTTGGCCCTTAGTCCACCTTATTGACGTTCCCTTTTCATCGGTAGTAGTTGGAAGGTGTTCTGGGTTTAATGCGTTAGGTAGAAACCATTGATCTGTAGCTATTTTTTCAAATAGATGCATCCTTACCGGATTTATCTTCTCACACCAACTGAAAAGCTTGGTTTGAAGATTAAGCGGGATATTATTACTTGCATCTGACAGGTCTACGGAATGACAAGTTTTTCCAGCAATCAACTGGGTCTGAGCCCAAATGGGGCCAGACTCTTGTTCAAACGTACAATCCCAAGGTAATTTTCTCAAAAGAGAGAATAACTGTTTTCCAAGAGGTAGAAGCACAACCTGAAAGATTCTTCTAGGATTAGCAATAAATCTTGCTTTATACCCAGGTTCTTGAATGCATGAGATCTTCCCCACGTACGGCGAATCAACAGGATCATTTTTAAAAAACTCTCCTTTTCTAAGCCTAACACGCAAGAATAAATCATCATATGCGTCTGCAAATAAATCCACAAACTCATCATTCAGTATGTAAGAATCTACACAAGAACTATTCGCATCTTCGAGGATTGAAGTTACATCCTCGGGTACCGATTTCAAATTGCGATTTGGGGCAAAACGTTCATTACTGAACGTATAACCC